GTCTCAATCAGCCCGCCCGCCGTGAGCGTGTACGCCTCGCCCGCCCCACTGGCCGCCGCGTCCACCACCACGCCCGCGCCCACACCACGCGCCACCAGGCGATCCCCCGCCGTGAGCGTCCACACGCCATTAACCGCGACCTTAAACCCGGGCAGACCATGAGCCGCCCTAAACGTCGATAACACTTTTACCGTTTCCTTCCCATAGTTTTCGCCGCGTTGATGATCCGCGCGTCGCTGATCTGCTCGATCCGCCCGGTCAGGGCCGTGCCGTCATCCAAAACCAGGGCCAGGCGCTGGCCCTCCATAGACACGCGCACACTAGGCGACTGAGGAACCGGCACCACCACGGGCGCGGGGCCGCCGTGCACGCCTGGCGCGCCACCCGTAGCAAACCCGGGCACGCCCCGATCATGCATCATGGTTTTTAGCGCGCCTGACGACATGAGGGAGCGCAAACTAAATACCGCGTTATGGCCGCCCGCCGCCGCGACCTCACGCGCGGTCAGCACGTGCTCGCCGTTCGACAAGCGCGCGGGCACACTATCCGATGTACCAGTGCCCGGCCCGTGTACGGGGCCGCCCGCCGCGTACATGCTGCCAACCATGCCACTACCGCGCACCATCCCAACTGTGATCGTGTGTGACGTGGGCAGACTGTTTTTCATCGCCCACACGGGGCCGGTCAAGTTGTCGTTAGCGTTTACGGTGACCGCGCCCGCCAAGTTCGCAATATCATTCCGTAGCCGTGAGGCTTTGCGCCACCCCGGATCGGTGTCCGCCTCCACCTTCATAGACGGGGACGAGGCTTTAACCTTGTTTTCTAGTTCAGCGCGTGAGGCTTCGCCCTCCGTGGTATCTGCCCCAACCTTAATTTCCGCGCTGGTGCCGTCCGCCTTAGCCTTAGCCGCGTCCACCTTGCTGTTAGCCTCGTCGGTGTCTGCTGTGACATTCATGGCGATCTCTTCAGGCAGTAGGTGCATTTTGTCCGCCAATGCCGCCGCGTCCTCACCGGTCATGCCCATAGCCTCAGCCGCGTTAATGAAGGCTTCGCGCGCCTGGCTCATAACCGCCTGAATGTTTTCGGTTGGTTCGCCCGCCGCCGCCATGCTCTCAGCAAGCTTGAAAGCCTTTTCCGCCACACCATCCAGGGCGCGCCCGTTTTCGCGGCCCGCCTCCGAGGTCACGTCAAGGGTTGCCCCATTCTTTTCAATGGCCGCTGTGGTGGCCTCCATGGCCTCCTGAAATTGGCGTTGCGCCTCACGCTCAGACAAAACCAGGCCCGCCGCCTCGGCCTGTTTCGCAATGAGGTCATCGAGCGCCGCCGATTGATCCTCAACCGTGCCCGTAGTCTCACCCAACGCGTCAGCCAATTCGGGTTGAGCCGCTGACAATTCGCCCATAGCAAGCTTTAATAGCGTGTTGTCGTCCGTGGCCATGCCCGCCGCGTATGCCTGATCGAAAAGCATTTGCTTCACGCCCGGCAACTCAGCCAACAGGTTCTGCAAGCTCTCTTTACTGCCATCCGTAGACCGTGCGAGGCTTTGAAAACCGGCTTGCGCGTCCGCGAAACTCATCGACGTTAGCGCGCTGTCGATCTCTTTTAGCTTTGATAGGAATTGTGTTTCGCGCGTGCCATCGCCAAACCATGAGGCCCAGCCCTCCTCAAACGTGCGTCCGAAAGTGCCCCGCGCCTCTGACACGGTGTTAAGTAGTTCTTGAAACTCTTCTTTAGAACCAACTAGCTGCTCGCGCAACGGTCCCCACCCGTGGGTTGTTCCTGTGAAAGCGTCGACCGCGTCACGCGCGGTTAGCATGGTCTGCGCCATCTCCGTGGCGGTCCGCTGGTTGTCGTTCATAGCGTCAGTAACGGCTTTAATACCCGTCGCCGCTACGCCTACCGCCGCGCCTACTAGGCCAATTTTACCTATTGCGCCCGCTAGCTTACCTACCTTACCGACCGCGCCACTACTCATAAGGCCCACGGTTTCCAGTGCTTTCGCCGTGTCTATGGCGGCGGGGACGAAACGCATAAACGCGCCCGCCCCGAGCGCGGTCACGCCCGCCAAACCAGTGAAAGACACGAGCGCGCCCTGCACTGGGGCCGGTAGGGACGCTATAGCGCCCGCAATGCCCGCAATACCATCAGCCACAGGCCCAACCAGCGGCAAAATAGCGTCACCCGCGCTGATCGCCGCGTCTTTAATCTGATTCCAAGCCATTTGAGCGCGCGCACCACTCGTCGCATAGCGCTGTGCGGCCTCCTCAGCTAGCGCGGTATTGTCCTTGTACGCGGCCTGGCCGCGCTCCATAGCGTCATTGAAAAGGTCAGACGCAGACGAGGCACGCCGCAACGCGTCCGCCACCCTAAGCTCTGTAAGTCCTAGCTCTTCGAGTACGCCTTGGACTGATCCGCCCTTAGACTCCACCTCTCCCAGGCCCTGCACGAATGCGGTTATGGCCTTGGACGGGTCTTTTTTGAAAAGGTCTGCGAACTTATCGCCCGTCATGCCGGCGACGCGGGCGAAACTCTCCAGGCTCTTACCGCCGGCCTCGACCTCGGTTTTCATGCGGATCATGACGCGACTCATAGCGCTGCCGCCCGCCTGGGCCTCGATACCCACCGACGAAAGCGCGGTTGCGAGGCCCAAAACCTGGCCCTCGGTCAAACCGGCTTGTTTGCCCGCGCCCGCCAACCGCATCGCCATAGCCACGATTTCGGCCTCTGTGGTGGCGTAGTTGTTGCCTAAATCCACGATCGCGGAACCGAGGTTTGAGAATTCGCTTTGGCTGGTGCCCATGACGTTCGCGAAGCGGGCTAGCGAGGTGGCGGCCTCTTCCGCCGTGAGGTTTGTAGCCTCGCCTAGATCAATCATCGTCCTAGTGAAATTCAAGATGTTTGGGGTTTGTATGCCGAGCTGGCCCGCCGCTTCAGCAACCGCCGCGATCTCCTCATGGGACGCGGACACTTCACCCGTCATTTTGCGTAGACCGTCAGACAATGCGGCGAACTGTGCCTCGGACGCGTCCACGGTTTTACGCACGCCCGCAAACGCGGACTCCCACGAGACAGCGCTTTTGACCGCGCCGGCGAACCCTGCGGTTAGGCCCGCCCCAACCAGGGTGAAAGCCCTGGCGGATGTTTCCCACGCCGCCTTATTGCGTTCGGCGTTGTCCCTTAGTTTTTGAAATGCGCCGCCCGATTTAGTGGCCGCTTTTTCTGTAGTGTCGCCTACTTTGGATGCCGCTGTGGCGGCGCGCTTCATATTAGATTCAAAATCGCCAATGTCAGCACGCAAAGTAACCTTGATACTACGATCCGCCACAACGGCCTCCTCTAAAACTCGTGTTTATGTTTGTAAAAATCAGGGTCTAAAACCAAGCTAGGCACCTCACCTGGCGCGCGCTCTTTGTTATCCGCCGTCCACCTGTCGCGGGTAGCGCACGCCTCGCACGTGTCCACCCGCATTTCAAACCACCCGTCCGCGTCATCATCATGCGCCACACGCACCGGCATGCCACACCCTGCACAGACGCGGGTTTTTTCCCACACGGTCAAAGCCGTAGCAAGTAGGGTGTCTACCGTGCCCCAAGGGCGCGGGCGGGCTAGAAGCATTTCAGACGGGGAGCGCCCCCAATCCTTACCGGCCTGTAGGGTGCGAATAATGCCCGCGTGTTTCGCCTGGTCTAAGACCTCCACTAAAAAGGGACGCTAACCTCAACCGGCTTAGTGTTCGCCTCTTGTACGCGCGACGCAATCAGGCCGGCCTGGGTGGGTGACACGTCTTGCAACGTGCGAAGCATCTCCACAGTGAAACCCTCAGGTTTTACAATCTGCGCAGCCACCATGTGTAAACCTAGTTCCAGGTTGTCGGTTATCCCCTGATCTTTTAGCGCCTGGTGGTATTCCTCGCGGCGTTCTGGTGACCAACCTTGAACCACAATATCTAGCGCTGAGGCCTCCACCTCATCCGCTAAATGCTTCGCCTGATCCTCCAGGGGTTTCGTGTTTTTTCCTGCGCGCCGCGCGGCCTTGATTCTGTCTCGCATAAGGTCAAGCTGTGCCAAAAGGTCCGCCCGTCCGTAAATCGTGCACGCCCGTTCAACCGGCGCAACACCACTAATCCATTTTTCCAAATCGAAAGTGTCCACCGTCAAAGCGTCTTCAACCGGCGCGGCCTTTGGCGTGGCTAGTGTCTCATCAATCATTTGCGTTTCTCCTTAAAGTGTTTCCCCCGGTATAGAAAATATGAGGGTGTGGGCCGCCAGGAGAAAAACAGCCCACACCCCCAGCCATGGGTTACGCCGTCTTCACCTCGACGTTTTCCCAAGCCTGCTGCACGCCAAGCGGCACCGTGCGCTTAATCCACCCGGAACGCTCACCCGGCTTTTGCGGCGTATCGGTTACCACCTCATACACGTCCACAACATCGCCCTGCGCGTACTCCTTGTACTCTTCAGGGCCTTCACGCTCCACAAGCCAAAGCGTCGTGCCCTTAACCGCGAGCGCGGCGTAGACCGTGGACTCGGTCATGTCGGTTTTACCCGTCTCATCCTTCAGCACAAACGGGGTAATGGAACCCTCGTAATTGGAAGCGCCGTAGGTGGTAGCGTTTCCTACCGAGCACAAAGCGGCCTCTGAGATCGTGTCGGACGCGGTAGCGCCGAGCTTGTAATCACTCTTCAGAATCTGGCATGCCGCGTTAATGCCCGCGTTAAGCTCCGTAACCGTGGGAGCTTTCGGGTCTTTCGGTTTCTTCGTTAGAATCGTGAGCTTGATTCGCCCGTCTGCAAGTGTTTTAGGCATTCTTACTTGTCCTTCCTATCTGGCTTCACCGTCTGGGTGTTGGTTTGGGGTTTGGTTTTTGGCTCGCGCGCAATGCCACGGCCTAGAACTGGGTGATTAAAAAAATGAGACGGAACCCTATATGAGAGTTTCGCCCCGGTTTCCGCGTCATACGCGACTTCAAGTGTGATCAAGGTCTTTCCTTTCTAGTGGCGGTAATCAGCACTTCAAACCCGATCGTTATTGGGTGCGTGTTCGTATCGGTGATGGTCACGGTGCGATCTGCCCGCATGGGGTAAAGCGGCGCGACTTTTAGCGGGGCCACCCGGTAACCATCCACATCAAGCGTTGCGCCCGATAGGGTGTTTGCCACGTGATCCGCAGTGTGAATCAAATTCGCGGAAGTTGATTCAACAACGGTTACCTGAACCGCAGTTGATAGTTCGCGCGGCGCGTCATCGAGCGCGACACTGTGCAACACGTGCAACGGAGGAACCAGTAGCACATACGGGTACATGCCCGTAGTGAAAACAGGGGTTTGTACCGTGCCAATATGAGTGTCCACCCCGCTGGCCTTAACCAGACGCGCTAACTCGTCGACAAAAAACGTTGTAACACTACTCATAAAAGGCCCTCCACGATCCGCCCGACATATTCTTCAAACCGTGGGGCTTCCGCGTCCAACGCGCCCCTGGGGTCTGGCACTGTGCCGCCACCGCGTGATGTGCCAAAATACGCGATATTAGCCAGTGAGCCAGGCGAACCCTTCACGGGGCCCACCTCAACGCCGCTAGATTCGCGCGTGCGTGTGGTGTCGTATGAGATAGCGCGGGCAATCACACCAAACGATTTAGATTGGCGCGCTTCGGCCTGTAACTGGCGTTTCATGTTAAGGCCCGCGCGCTCTGTCACGGCGTCAAGTTTTCCGCGTAGCTCGTGGGGCACCTGGCCCACCTGTACGGCAAATTCTCTAAGCTGTGAAACGTCCGCGCTAATCATGCGACCACCTCATCAACCAATAAGCGGATCGCGGTTTGGTGAGTCTTGTAATTCAACCCGGCGACGCGGAATTTGCGGCCCTCAACCTCCACCACGTCCCCCACACGGAATATCTCGCCCGCCTTTACAGGCAAATGCACCGAGTAGCGCTGAACAACGGTAGTGTGGCCGCCCGCGACCGGGGTTTGCTCATAAGGCTCATAGGTTTGGAGCTTGCACGCGCCCTCATACACAGTGAACGGTTTTGCAAACTCTCTGCCCGTGTTTGGGTTAGTGGCCGTGGCTAGCCGGGTGATTTTGCACGTGTCGGTCATGAGCCGTCTTGCGGCCCTATAGGCTGAAGGTGGAACCCTAATCACGATCCCACCCCCTTTAGTACCAGGGGATAGGCGCGCCACCCTCAGCGGGCACCCACCCCCCAGCCACGCAACCACCGTCGCGATAAGTGCCAACCACGCCCAGGCCCGACCGGTTCACGCCCTGCACGTACGGGGACAAAAGGCGTTTTTCCGTGGCGGTCAAGTACATGCCCATTTCCTCCACGGGCGCGCCACCAGCCCCCCAATCATCCAAACGCTCGTTCGCGTAGGACATGGGGTTTGTGTAGCCGCGCGCCGCCACTTGAAGAATCACGTTAGACACTGCGGGAGGTAGTTCCTCACCCTCCGGAACCGTTTTGCGGTTTAGGTAGGTGAGTACGAGGGTCTGCGCATAGGTGAGGACACGCCCCGCCCGCCGCTGATCCTGATCGTCCTCAATCGGTTCGCCGACCCAGTCCGATAAGTCAGCGACACTAACTAGGGGCATGCCCTCACTCACTTTTAGCCTCCTACAACTGCGGCCTTAAGGCCCGCCGCTACCGCGCGCTTCGCGTCAAGTGTCTTAGCCGCAACAAAGCAATCAACAACCGACTGATCCTCAAGCTGGTTGGGGTTGTACTGCATGATGTGGCGCAGCGCGAAGCCGTCCTGTGCGACTGTGGTTCCGTGTGCTGCGCCTTCTGGCACGCGGGACGGGCGCGTAACAAAAGCGAAAGCGTCACGGTGATAGGCAACGGCCTTATCCGGCGCTAGCATCGGGTCAGCCACAATAGTGAAGCCGAACAGTCGGCCAATAGTGGCCTCACGCAATACGCCGTCTGAACCGGCCTCGTTTACGCGCTGAAGCTCCTTAACGTTGAGAAGCGCGGCCTCAACGCCCGGGCCGACCGCCAAGAAACGGTTTTGCATGGGCACCTTACGCGCGTTCAAAACCTGTCGAAGGCTAATAATGGTCTGCGCGGCGTTAGAACCGTCAGCGGCGAACGCCAAAGCGTCCGCGTTAGACGTGGCAATCTCCGTCTTAAGATCGGCCTTGACGCTCTTTACTGCCTCCAGCTCCTTAATGAGCGGCGCGGCCAAAGCATCTACAACGCTCTCAGCCTGTGGAATGAGTACCTGGCGCTGTAGGTTTTCAAGGGAGAAAGTCGCCCAATCATCCGGCAAGCGTACCGCGTTGTAAACCTGGTTATCCATGTTCACGGTTACGAATTCTTGCAGAATGTCGTTGAACTCGATCGCGTCGCGCGATTCACGGTTGGTCTTGGTGTAGGTCTTAGCCTCACCCGCGGACACGGGCATTTTCACATTGATTGCCGCGCCACGACCGGGCACGAACTCGTTAGCGAAATCAGTGCGCACAGTGCGCGGAATCGTGGACAAATAGCGAAGGGACGCTAGGACCGAGCGCGCGGCCTGGGTGTCTGTATATAGCTTGTTAGCCATTGGTTACTCCTAAAAAGTGTTGGTTATCCGTACATCATCTTTGTGAGTTCCTCGACCGTTTCCGCGCCCTGCTGCGCGGCCTGAACGGGTTTGAGGTTCTCTCGTGGCCGACTCGACGCGGGCACGGACTTAGCGAAAAGTTTCAGCATGTCCGCCGCGTCTGCTTCCATCTCTTCCACGGTCTGGCCGACTAGGCGTTTTGCTAGTTCCATTGGTAGGCCGTGATTCACTGCGACAGTTAGCCGCATGTTTTCTGTTGCTAGGCGCTGGTTGTCGGTTTTGAGGGTGCTAGCGTCTTTCGCGTTTTCTTCCGCGTCCTTAACCCGTTTTCTTAGGTTTTGGTTTTCGCGATTCTTTTTGCGTAAAGACTTTAGGACGCTTTCGAGGTCAGCCGCCGGGGCCTCATCCTCATCCTCGCCCGCTTCTTCCTCAGTGTTTTCGGTGTCGGTGTCTTCGGTGTTTTCCGTGTCGCCGGTGTCTTTCGCGCCGTCTTCCGTCTTTTCCGGGGTTTCCGACTTTGCCGCTTCCGCGTCTGCTTTTTCTTTCAAAGCTTCCGCAACACGATCAGCAACGGACTTATCAATTGTGGTGTCAGCCATTTTTGGGACTCTTCTCTCTACTAGGAGGGGTTGAGGGGCTAAAACTTCGGTGCTTCCCTAACCAGTGTTTGGCCCGCAATTACAACGCCCCGCCTACACCACAAGGGGCATAAGCGGGGCAAAAACCAGCACGTGCTGGTTTTAGGTTTTAGGTGTCACGCCGTCACTAAACATCGCGTGATTCTGACGGCGCATGCGATAGAGAATATGGTCTCTTTCTTGGTTCTTCACACGCCTAGATGGTGCAATGCGGGTTTCGCCCGCGTCGTCCGCGGTTTCCGCCGCCTCAATGTAAGCGGCCCGCCACTGTGCTTCTTTCTCATTGGGCTCCCACGCTTTGAAAGTGGGTTCGGGCTGGCAACCGCAAAACGCGTGAGCTTCAAACTGGCTTGTTTCCTCGCTGTAGACGGGGCCGCGCCCGGCGATCATCGCACAAAACGCACACGGGCTAGGATTCAGGCAGACGCGCCGCCACCGGCCCGCCGCCTTATCGTTGTAAGCCATGTCCACAATAAGACCGCGCCCCGCGTCACGCGTGACTAGGCCGGTAGCGCCCCTCACCCGTTTAAGGGCTAGGCGCATTGCCTGAGTGGTGTCTATGCCGCGCCCGATAGCTTTTTTGGTTTTCACCACGCCCTCAACATGCAAGCTCGCGCGTAGCCTCTCAAAATCAAGGGTTTGCAAGGGTATCTGCGTTTTGGGTAGTGGAGCGCCTACAATGTTCGCCCGGTAGGTCTGATAATACTCCTCAGCCAACTGCGAGGATGCTTGTTGTAGGCGCTGTACGCGCGCGGCTAGACGGTCAAGCCACACGGCCTCGGACGCTGAAAGGTTCGCGGGGTCTAGCATGCTCCAAGACTCAGCAACCACCGCATCCGCCAAACGCGCCAATTTCGCCTGATCCCTAACATGCTTTTGCGTGATAGCGTCCGCAAACAATCCTTCCATGGCTTATACCGCTGTTAGGGACTGAGCGAGCATAGTATCCGCGTCAGGGTGCTGCTCTGCGTAGGCTTGCCACTCTTGCACGGTAGAGCGCGAAACACCGGGAATAAGCTCCCACAGTTTCTCAGCCGGAACCCGTAGTTGTGTGGCGATTTTGCCTAGCGCGTCCGCCATTTGCGACATGCTCCGCGCTTCCACGTCATCCCAAATGATCTGCAAATCATAATTCGCCGCATCCTCATACCGGCCTTCAACATGTGACGCCAAACGCAACGCGTGGCAGTGCCCACGATTATTTAGGCGTTGGAATGCCTGAACCTTCAACCGGCTCATGCTCCTAGACTCAGCGAGTGCTTCGGCGCTCAAATTGGTCATTTGCCCGCCGTTCAAAGCCCACACCGGGGTTTGAGACACCGCCGCCAACATGTCCCTATCGGCCTCCGCCGCGCGCAACAACCCGTCCATTTGGGTCTCTGGCAGGGTGCCAAACTGCACGCCCTCCGAGCCTGTGAGGATGTCTGAGTGTGCGAGGTGTAGTTTGATTTTCGCCCGCTCATCATCCGTTAAAGTCTCATCCAGGCCGGTCGCTGTTTTCACGCGCCATGAGTTCCACTGTTGCACCATGAGCCGGTCTAAAACGCTTTTCTCGAAACGGCGCGCGACTAGCTCGTAACGGTCTATTTCGCTGATCGCGTTGCCGTGTATGTCAAAATCGCCATAAGTCACTACAGGGCACACGCCCAGGCCGTGCTGTTGTACGCTAGCCAGTTTGACCTTGTCGGTGTACGTGGCTTCCCTGTGGAACGTGTACACGTTATTAGCGTCATAAAGGCGTAGCGTGCCATCTGGCATAGACCGCAAAGCGTACGCGGGATACTCTGCCCCGTCCTCACCCGTACCCACGGTCACCAGCTGGGCGGGCGATAGGGGCACCATGACGGCGCGCGCCTCGTTGCCAATAACGCCCGGGGTTACCATCATGTAGCTCTTACCATAGGCAAGGATCGCATGGTATAGCGCGTGTTGGCGTGATCTTAGCCCGTTGGCCTCCCACGGTTTCCACATTTGCGGCGCGTGCTCCCCACCCGTTGAAACGCCTTCGGCAACGGTCTGCTGCACTACGACGCTAATAACCAGCTCGAGTAGCGGCGTGGCGGCGATCTTCTTCAAGAACTTCGCCTCGTTCTTGTGCTCGTCCTTAATCGCCCGCGCCAAACCCTCGTTAAACGCCTGATTCCCCTTCAACGCCTTATCCGCCGCATTGACGCGCATGCGGTCACGCTCAGCCAGGGGCAACAATTTTTCACTGACGAGACTAGCCGCCACATCCGGGCTCAACACATCAGATTCTAAAATCATATGAATACCGTCCCGCCTTTCTTTTTCTTTCTGGTGTTTAAGTATTCGCGGCGCATCAACTGCCCGCCTACCAGGGTTATAGCCAAATCGATTTTTCTAGGTGATTCCCTGTGTGCTTTAGACAAACTCATGCCAAACCGTGTAGGCGTGCGCCGCGCGTTCAACATATGTGTCCTTAACCGCGCGTCGTCATCTACCTGAATCCGCTTGTCTAGAATGTCGTTAGTGGTGATGCCTACCTGGCTAACGAAACGTTTTAGGTTCGTGGCGTCGCTCATGTCGAAAATAACGGCGTGCGCGTTTTTCCCTGTCGTGGCCCACAGTCTGAACCGCCGCCGGTAGCGCCTGTGCCACGCGTCCAACATCGGCTCCCAATAGGATTCCAACGTTTCATCGTCGAGCGCGTGTGACGGGTCAGCCCACAAACCCACAACGTTATGAGACTCCACGAAGCTAGTTATTACGCCGTCTACGGTTTCGCGCGGCACCCTGTACTCAAACTGTCGTTTACCCGGGGGCCTCTGCCACATGCCAACAACGGTAGTGAAACCGTCCGCGATCCTAACGGCTGTGCATGCCGTGGCGTCATCAGACTTTGACGCGTCAAAAAACACAACGACCTCGTCTGCCGGGTCTAGCACGGTATCGCCCGTAGTTACTGCTTCTACCTCTGAGGGTGATAGCCACGCGTCCTCAGCCGCGACGATTTGGTTATACCATTTGCGGCGCGACTCGCTAGGAGGGTTTGACGGGTCAAGAATGTTCTCAACGATCCGTTTAGGGTCAAGCCAAACCGCATCCCCGCGCACGTTGGTTACTACTGTGGGAGCGTCCTCAATGGTTAGCTTCGCATCCTCTGGCGCTTCCAAACTGTCATACAACAGGCCGAAATCGCGGAATTTTGGTTGGTCTCCCTGGGTGGCCTCCCACGACTCGCGCACCTTCTGGCCTACCGAGCCCATGTCTGGCCGGTAGGCGTTACACAAATCCAAACGCCGCGCCGGGCGCGTTTTCTTAGCCTTAGCCAAGTTGCCCGACAGTGCGCCGGCCATTTCGTGACCGCCGTTAGAGTCCGTCCAGTTCTGCGTCTCATTCGGAATAACAAACGTAGGTCGCCCGCCCTCAACCGTGAGCGGGTTAGACGTGATCGCTTGAATCTGCCTAGCGCCGCCCATAGCCCAAACGTTCAACCGGCCAATCTGCACACCGTAATAGTCAATAAACTCTTGTGTCGCGAGGCCGGGGAATAGCTTCATGGTGTTCTGGGTCTGTTCTTGTGCTACGGCCATGGTTTGTATCCACGCTTCAGGTTCGGGCCGTGCCTGTAAGTCTCCGTTTTCATCCCAATAGGGCACCCATGGGCCTACCAGGGCGACGAGGCTAAGCACTGCGGCGAACGGGTCTTTGCCCCAACCCTTAAGCCGTTGCAGTACTACATGGTTGTATAAGAACCTGGCGGGGCCGGGTTTGCGGCTTGTTCCGTCTACGGCGAAAAACCACAACACCAGGCGCGCCTGCTCCATGGTGAAAGCCCACGGCGCGCCCCCATGCTCCAGCCAGTAGCCACACCATGCTAAGACCTGCCATCCGATCGTGTGTTCAGGCAAATCCCAACCGCTAGTTTTATCCCACTTCCACGCCTTACCCAACATGACGGGCGCGAAACCCTGGGTGAAATGCGGGGCCGTATTCTCTAGCTTCGCCCGATACCACGCCTCAATCTCAGCAAACTCACGATCACGCGAAAACACCAACGCCGGGCCAGTGTCAAGAAGCCGCGCCATGCGCCACCTTCCACCTAGATTGAGCCGCCGCGCGCGCCTGCGTAGCCCGCTCATTGCTCACTGTGGCCGCGTCATCGTTAGGAATCTTCAACTTATCCAACAACATCGCGAGCGAGCCGCGCAACATTCGCAGTTCAACCAGCTTAGGGTCAAGCGCCTTTTGTCCCGCGCTGCCCACAACCTCCCAATCCTCCTGATCGAACAACAACACGGTGAGACGGTCTATCACCGTGAGGGTGTCACACGCGGCCCTAAGTATCTGGGTTTCCGCCGGGTTGAACTCATACCGCGCGTTATGCTCATCCCACATTGCGCG